GTTATTCCAAAGATGAACTCACTGTTGAGGTCAAAGATGGAATCCTCGTGGTAACTGGTGGCAAAGCCGAAGGAGACGAAGAACGTGAGTATCTCCACCGTGGTATTTCTGCAAAGAAATTCACGCGCACTTTCAGACTGTCCGAACATGTTGTTGTAGACGGAGCTGACTTCAAAGATGGATTACTCGTTATCGACCTAAGAGTAGAAATTCCTGAAGAGAAGCGTCCTCGCACTGTCCAAATTGGTAAATCCAAAGGCAAAAAGCAACTATTAACAGAGGACTAAAATGAAAAACTTGGCAGTCGTTGCCTTGTGTTTTCTTTCAACCTTTGCAAGCGCTAATGAGATCGAAGAAGTCGTCGTGAAAGCGAGACAGGTTCGTATTGTGCTAGTGAAACTCTCTGAGCATCACGTGCAGAACCCGATCACCGGTAACTGGCGTTATGTCGAAGAAAAGAAAGAAGACGACAAAGGCAATAAGGCATAAACAAGGGGCCTTACGGCCCCTTTTCTGGAGATACAAATGGAAGATATAATTCCTATCATTGGAATTGGAGCTGTAATGATGATTGCTCCAATTGCTATTGGTATTACACTCATTTATTCATATGAGGCAACAAAGAATATTGGTCTTACACAGACTCCATCCGAGACATTAGACGCTCAGCACGATTAGTCACTTGACGATACCAAAGTGAATCACGACCTTCGACTGCAGCTTTCTTCCAATCATGGTCAAGAATAGCAGCATTGAAGTTTTTAAATTTTGAAAGGCGAGTACGACCCATATTGAACATCATATTAACCAAGATCTGCTGGACCTCGTCTGGTAGGTCTCCAAAGTTCCCTTTGCCGTATAGAGCGTCACACTCTCCGATGGCGAGGTCGAGGTCTGCTTCGAAACACTCCTTAACTCGTTCTTCCGTAACTCCAGTACCGACTGGTTCTCCGTGTTCCGGGTCACTTTCGAGGACAAGGTGACCAACTCCAAACGTGGGGTAACCGAGGTGATCGTTGTAGATGACATATTCTACTCCTTCATCGATTTTAAGTTGTTCGTATACAGCTTCGCGATTCATTTTAACTCCTATGGTTTACTTTTATTTGATTCTGTTGTATAATAGACATTGTCGCTAAGGATATATTATGGAATTCTATACTAACGTTATTCAACAGTTCAGTGAATTATATATACGTGGTTTCAATACAGATGGCGAACGCATTCAACGTAAAGTAAAATACGAACCATACCTTTTTACTCGATCAAACGAAACTACTGCGTATAAAGATATTTATGGTTCTCATGTTTCTAAGCGTGACTTTAATACAATTTCTGAAGCAAAAGAATTTATTAAGAAATATGAAAATGTAGATGGTATGGAAATCTATGGCTTAGATCGTTGGCCATACGTTTATATGTATGAGAACTATCGTGATTGTACGCCTGACACTTCAAAAATCAACATTGTCAACATTGACATTGAGGTAGCATCTGACGACGGTTTTCCAAAACCAGAAGAAGCCGCGGCACCAGTTACAGCAATTGCATTGCGGCGACGTAATATGACTGTCGTGCTTGGTTGTGGTGATTTTGAGACTGACGACAAAAATGTATATTATGTTAAGTGTAAAGATGAGATTCACTTGCTTCGTCGCTTTCTTAAAATCTTTGGTGAAATGGATGCTGATGTATTAACTGGCTGGAACACTGAGTTCTTCGACATTCCCTACCTCGTCAATCGCATTACAAAACTTATTGATCGAGAAACTGCATGTCGTATGTCGCCTTGGGGTATTATCAAGGAACGACGAGTTCGTCGCATGACAGAAGAAGAACAAACATTTAATATTGTTGGTGTTGCTTGTCTAGATTATCTTAACGTTTATAAAAAGTTTCAGCTCGAGCCACGTGAGTCATATCGTTTGGATTATATTGCTGAAGTCGAGCTTGGTGTAAAGAAACTTGATTATTCTGAGTATGGTAACCTACATACTCTCTATAAAGAAAACTATCAAAAGTTTATTGAGTACAACATTCGAGATACTGACCTTATCTTTATGCTCGAAGAAAAGCTCGGTTACCTTGAGCAAGTATTTGCAATCTCATACGACGCTAATGTAAACTACGGTGATGCTCTTGCCTCGGTGTTAATCTGGGATGTTATTATCCACAATTACCTAATGGATAACAACATCGTTGTACCGATGCGCAAGCAACCTAATGATGGTGGACAAATCGTAGGTGGTTTTGTCAAAGAACCAAAAGTTGGAATACATGATTGGGTTATGTCTTTTGATTTGAATTCACTGTACCCACATCTTATTCAACAATACAACATTAGTCCGGACACTCACATATCTCATTTACCAGATGATGTAATGAGATCTCGTATGACTGCTGACGTAGATAATTTTTTGAATAAGAAAGTTAGTACCGAAGTACTTCAAAAATACAACCTCACTATGACACCAAATGGTGAAGTGTATCGCAAAGATTTTCAAGGATTCTTACCAAAGCTTATGGCAAAAATGTACGATGATCGTACAATGTACAAGAAAAAAATGCTTGATGCTAAAAAAGAATATGAAAAGAATCCTAGCCGTGAACTTGAAATTGATATATCACGTTATCATAACCTCCAGCTCGCTAAAAAGATTCAGCTAAACTCAGCTTATGGTGCATTAGCCAATAAGTATTTTCGATGGTTTGACTTGCGTAACGCTGAGGCTATCACAATGTCTGGTCAGCTTTCTATCCGTTGGATTGAGAAAGCACTTAATGATTGGCTCAATGATATACTTAAAACAAAAAATCATGATTATGTTGTAGCTATTGACACTGACTCAGTGTACGTTTGTTTTGATAAACTCATCGAGCAAATTCAACCAAATGATAAAGTTGACTACATGGCTAAAGTTGCTGATGAGTTAATCGAACCATTTATCAATAAGTCATATCAGCAGCTTGCAGATTATTGTAATGCTTACGATCAGAAGATGATCATGAAACGTGAGAACATCGCTGACAAAGCAATATGGACTGCGAAGAAACGTTACATCATGAATGTATATGATTCTGAAGGTGTAAGGTATTCTGAACCTAAGCTTAAGATGATGGGTATTGAAGCTATACGTTCTTCAACACCTGGTGTATGTCGTGATTATATTAAGAAAACTCTTGAACTTATTATGTCATCTGACGAAACATCAGTGCAAAAATACATTGCTCAAATACGTGATGAGTTTAGTGCACTTCCATTTGAAAAGGTAGCATTCCCACGTAGTGTTTCATTTACAACTTGGAAAACACGATCAGATGGATCACGGTATCCCGACACGTACTCAGACAATAAACTAATTTACAAAAAAGGTACTCCAATTCAGGTTAAAGGTGCACTACTGTACAATCATTATTTAGATAAATATAACCTTACTAAGAAATACGAGCAGGTTAACGATGGCGAGAAAATTAAATTTAGCTATCTCAAAAAACCTAATCCCATCCACGACACAGTCATATCGTGTCCTGACGTCCTACCGCCTGAATTTAGGCTAGAAGATTACATCGACTATAATACTCAATTTGTTAAAGGATACCTTGATCCTATTGAAGCGATACTCGGTGTGATTGGCTGGTCGTCAGAAAAGAAATCAACCTTGGAGGACTTTTTTAGTGACTGACAAAATAGCAGCAACATTAGAAGACTTCGACTTTGGATTCTCTTTAGTAGACGCTGATGAGTTAGAGCAAGTACAAACGCTAACCAAAGAAATCGAGTCAACCAGTTCAACTGCAGAAGGTTGGCAACAACAAGCAGAGCAATGGAAACTAAAAGCCGAGTATATGTATAAGGCAGTTACTCCTTTGCTCAATAATCTTTCTGCTAATCCTGAAAAAGAATACATCTATTGGCCAGATAGAGTAGATAAAATCAATGCGTTTCAATTAAAACTACTTAGTATTTTGGAGGATTAAATGCCAATAAGCTTAACAGCTTTGGTTATGGGTTTAGTATTAACTTGTGTTGGAGGTTACTTTTCAGTTGTAGGTTTAGCGACTATTTTTAGCGGAGCATTTTGGTCCGTTGTAGTTATGGCCACAGCGCTTGAAACGTCAAAAGTAATTGCTGCATCATGGATATATCGTTGTTGGAAAATAGCACCATTTCTCATACGAACGTATATGGTAGCAGCAGTAATAACATTGGTGCTTATTACATCTTTAGGTATTTTTGGTTACCTTTCGAAAGCACATTTGGAGCAAACAATTGAACAAGGTGGAAATAATGAAATTCAAATCGAGGCCTTGGAACGTCGCATTGCGCGTCAACAGGGTGTTATCCGCGATTCGGAGACTGTATTACTTCAACTCGACCGAGCAGTCCAGACACTTATTGATTATGATCGCATCCGCGGACCCTCAGGTTCGATCGCGGTTAGGTCATCCCAAAAAGAAGAAAGGCAAAGTCTTAACGACTCGATCTCTGATGCGTATGACGAAATCGAATCGCTTAACGACAAACTTATCCCGCTCAAGAAAACACAAATTAAACTTGAAGCGGAAATTGGCCCACTTAAATATATAGCGGAGGCTATCTATGGAGAAGATGCTAGAACGTATTTTGATACTGCAGTCCGTTGGATTATTATTGTTATTGTTATGGTATTCGACCCTCTTGCTATCGCGTTAATTTTAGCAGGTAATATTGGTTTAATGAATAGGACAATAGAAATAAAAGAAGAAGGTGTGTTAAAAGTAAACGCACAAAAAGTACAAAAAGTCGACTGGGATCATGCACCACATCCAAGTGAAAGAGATGGACTTGGGCTTGACGGTTGACATTTTTTAAATAGTATGGTAGAATTGATCTACAATATGAATGGAGATAAGAATGAGTGTATTAAGTAAATTGCAAAAGAACAGCACAATTAAAGATTCAGAAATTTTATCTGAGTCTAAGTTCTTTTCTGAAAAGGATATGATTCCAACCAGCATCCCCATTATTAATGTTGCATTGAGTGGTCGTTTGGATGGTGGTCTTACTCCCGGTCTCACTATGTGGGCCGGGCCTTCTAAACACTTTAAAACAGCATTTAGTCTTTTAATGGCTAAAGCTTATTTGGACAAATATGAAGATGCAGCGCTTCTTTTCTACGATTCTGAGTTCGGTACTCCTCAAGCGTATTTTGAGTCTTTTGGAATTGACCGTGATAGGGTTCTTCATACTCCTATTACTGACGTTGAGCAGCTTAAATTTGATATTATGAAGCAGCTTGATCAATTGGATCGTGGTGACAAAGTGTGTATTATCATTGATTCAATTGGTAATCTTGCTTCAAAGAAAGAAGTTGAGGATGCACTTAATGAAAAGTCAGTTGCTGACATGTCTCGTGCAAAGCAAATCAAATCATTATTCCGTATGGTTACACCTCACCTTACACTCAAAGATATTCCAATGGTGGTAGTAAATCATACTTACAAAGAAATTGGTTTGTTCCCACGTGATATTGTTGGTGGTGGTACCGGTTCTTATTACTCAGCTGATAACATTTATATCATTGGCCGGCAACAAGAAAAAACTGGCACCGAAGTCACTGGTTACAATTTTATTATTAACGTAGAGAAATCACGTCATGTAAAAGAGAAATCAAAAATCCCAGTGTCAGTATCTTGGGAAGGTGGTATCAGTAAATGGTCTGGCTTACTCGATGTTGCATTGGCCGGTGGGTTTGTTGTCAAACCTTCCAACGGCTGGTATGCTAAAGTAGATATTGAAACCGGTGAAGTTGAAGATAAAAAGTATCGAGCAAAAGAAGTTGATACTAAAGATTTTTGGATGGATATCATAACATCTAAAAAATTCTATGATTATGTAAAGAACAAATATTCTGTAGCTCATAACTCGATTATTACAAATGAGGAAGTTGTAGATTTTATGGAAGCAGTAGATGAGTGATATTAGTATTGAAAAGCTAATTCTTGGTAATCTCATTGACAATGATAATTATGTAAGAAGTGCACTTCCTTTCATTAAACAAGATTATTTTGTAGAGTACGAATATCGAGTTATATTTGATCTCATTGAAAATTACTTTACCAAATATAATTCAACACCAACTCAGTCTGCACTTAAAATTGAGCTAGATAGTGTTGACGTTAATGATGATACGTATAAAGCATGTATCGATGTCATCAACGAACTCAAAGGTGGTGATGTCGAAAATGATTGGTTAATCGAGCAAACAGAAAAGTATTGCCAAGATAAAGCAATTTATAATGCTATTATGGAATCTATTCAAATCATTGATAATAAGTCGTCAATGGATAAAGGATCTATTCCCGAAATTTTGTCAAATGCTTTAGCCGTATCGTTTGACACTAACATTGGTCATGATTTCTTGGAAGATTACGAATCACGTTATGATTTCTATCACCAGGTAGTTGAACGTATTCCTTTTGACATTGACTATCTTAATAAAATTACTCGTGGTGGTATCCCAAGAAAAACATTAAACATTATCCTTGCCGGTACTGGTGTAGGTAAAACACTTATGATGTGTCACTTTGCTGCATCTAATCTTATGCAGGGTAAGAATGTATTATACATTACTCTTGAAATGGCAGAGGAACGTATTGCTGAACGTATTGACGCTAATCTTATGGGTGTACCACTCAACGATTTGGAAACATATCCTCGCGAAACTTATGACACAAAAATTGAAAGACTACGTGGAAAAACAAAAGGTAAGCTTATTGTAAAAGAATATCCAACTGCTTCAGTTGGTTCGGGTCACTTCCGTCATCTTCTCAATGAGTTAAAGATGAAAAAGAAATTTGTACCTGATGCAATCTATATTGATTATCTCAACCTTTGTACAAGTAGTCGACTCAAGATGGGATCTAATGTGAATAGTTATACCTATATTAAATCTATTGCAGAAGAACTCAGAGGCCTAGCAGTTGAATTCAATCTACCAATCTTCAGCGCAACACAGACGAACAGAACTGGCTATACTAATTCTGATGTTGGACTCGAAGATACCTCGGAATCTTTTGGTCTACCAGCCACTGCTGACTTTATGATTGCAGCAATTTCGAGTGAGGAACTTGAAAGTCTTGGACAATTAATGATTAAGCAATTAAAGAATCGTTATAATGATCCAGGCCTGCATCGACGATTTGTGGTTGGTGTTGATAGAAGTAAAATGAAATTGTTTGATGTAGAACAAGCTGCCCAAGATAATATTGGTCGTGATATTGCTGACACTCCA